CCCCGCCGCTCCGAGGCCCGCTCCGACTGGCCGGCTTTGCCGTTCGGGGACTGGCTGGAGCTGTGGAACAACCCCATGAACCTGCTCTTCAGCCAGACGCTGAAGGGCAACCAGGAGACTCTCGAGTCGAGCTTCAAGGGCTACATCGCCGGGGCCTACAAGATGTCGGGGCCGGTGTTCGCCGCCGAGTTGACTCGCATGATGCTGTTCTCTGAGGCCCGGATCATGTGGCGGGACATCGTCGACGGCCGGCCCGGAGACCTGTCCTGGACGCCCGAGCTGGAGATCTTCCGCCGGCCGTGGCGGGGCGGTACCACCGGCGACCTCTTGGCCCGCTCGCTCCTCGACGCCGACCTGGGCGGCAACTCTTACACCACCATCCGCGGGAGCGGGTCGAGGCGGCGCTTCAAGCGGTTGCGGCCCGACTGGGTGTCGATCGTCATCGGCGTCGACGGCGCCGGGGACCCCGACGCCGACCCGGTCGCCGACCTCGACGGCGAGGTGATCGGCTACCTGTACCACCCGGGCGGCCTCTACTCGGGTAACGAGCCGGTCATCCTCCTGCCCGACGAGGTGGCCCACTTCGCCCCGGTCCCCGACCCCGACGCCCAGTACCGGGGCATGTCGTGGCTGACGCCGGTGCTGCGGGAGATCATGGCCGACAAGTCCGCCACCCTGCACAAGCTCAAGTTCTTCGAGAACGGGGCGACCCCGAACATGGTCGTGACCCTCGACAAGGACATCGACCCCGACGAGGCGAAGCAGTGGCTGGAGTACTTCAAGGAGAACTACTCGTCGGCCGCCAACGCCTACAAGACCCTGTACCTGGCGGGCGGCGCCGACGTGGAGGTGGTCGGGTCCAACTTCCAGCAGCTGGACTTCAAGGTGACCCAGGGTCATGGCGAGACCCGCATCCTCATGGCCTCCGGCGTCCACCCCGTCGTCGTCGGCTCCTCTGAGGGCCTCCAGGGCTCCAGCCTCAACGCCGGCAACTATGCCCAGGCCAAGCGCAAGGTCGGCGACGCCACCCTGCGGCCGCTGTGGCGGTCCTGGTGCGGCAGCTTCGAGACGCTCGTGCAGCCGCCGCCCAACAAGGAGCTCTGGTACGACGACTCCGACATCAAGTTCCTGGCCGAGGACCTGATGGACTCCGCCGAGATCCAGGCCCGGAAGGCGCAGACCATCACCGGGCTGATCAAGGACGGCTTCACGCCGGACTCGGCCGTCGAGGCCGTCATCAACGACGACTTCACGCTCCTCGAGCACACCGGGAAGCTCTCCGTCCAGCTCCAGCCGTCTGACGGCGCCACCGAGCCGTCGCCCGAATCCGAAGGAGACGCCAATGACGACCAGAACGCCTGAGTACGTCCCGGCCCCAGCGACCGCCGACGTGATGCGGATGGTGCCGCTCCAGGCTGCATCGCTGCGCGCCGAGGAGGACGGCGGGGAAGGCCGCACCCTCGTCGGCTACGCCGCCGTGTTCAACCGGTGGACTGAGATCGACTCCTGGTGGGAGGGCCACTTCATGGAGCGCATCGCGCCCGGGGCCTTCGCTAACACCCTCGCCAAACGGGGCGACCGGGTCAAGGTGCTGTTCAACCACGGCTTCGACCCCTCGATCGGGGACAAGCCGCTGGGAAAGCCCGCCCGCCTGGAGGAGGACGACACGGGCCTGTGGACCGAGACCCCGCTCGCCCGCACCTCCTACAACGACGACCTGATCGAGCTGCTGCGATCGGGGGCGATCGACGGCATGTCGTTCCGCTTCCGGGTCACCGAGGAGGAGTGGAAGGACGACCCCGAGCCCTCCGAGGACAACCCCCGCGGGCTGCCCGAGCGGACGATCAAGGCCGTCGACCTGCTCGAGTTCGGGCCGGTCACCTTCCCCGCCTACGAGGCCACGTCCGCGGGCGTCCGCTCCGCCGACGTGTTCCGCGTCTGGCAGCAAACCCGAGGTTTCCTCCTCCCCCAAGGCGCCGGGCCGCAGGCCACCGCCGAAGGGGAGACGAACGACGACGACAGCCGGGCTGAGGAGCCACCTGTCGCGGAAGAGCCGCCGGTCGACGACGCCGCCGTGCGCCGCCGGCTGGCCCAACTCAAGGAGATGACGACTGATGGGTCGTGAACAGATCCTCCAGCGCCTCCGGGAGATCCGCGAGGAGGCTGTCGCATTGCGTGACGAGCTTCGCTCGCTCTCGGAGGCAGACGAACTGACCGACGAACAGCGCGCCCGGTTCGAGGAGCTCGTCGGCGACGAGTCGCCGATCGACGCTCTGGAGCGGGAGCGTGCCGACCTCCAGCGCCGCCTCGACGTGCTGGAGCGGGCCGAGCGGCTCGTCGGCGTCGAGGAAGGCGAGGACCGGGGCGCCCCCCAGTACATGCGCCGCACCGAGACCGACGTGGACCCGATCCGGGCAACCCGCCGGGAGGTGCGCGACGCCGCCCTCGCCGTCCTCGAGCGGGAAGCCGACACGGTCGGCCTCGCCACCCGCCAGGGCGACCAGGTCGACCGCCTGCTCCGCCGCTTCGACGAGAACGTCCACGGCGACGAGATCGCCCGCAGGCTGCTGCTCACCGAGAACGACGACTACCGGTCGGCGTTCATGAAGGCGGTGACGGCCTTCGGACGGTCGCCGGCGTTCACCCCCGAGGAGGCGGCGGCCCTGGAGCGGTTCGAGTCGTTCCGGGCCATGTCGCTGAACAGCACCCAGGGCGGCTACGGCGTGCCCGTGCTGATCGACCCGACGATCATCCTCACCTCCGGCGCCGCGGATGCCCCCATCCTGCGGATCGCCCGGGTGGAAGTGATCACCACCAACGAGTGGAAGGGCGTCAGCTCGGCGGGCGTGTCGTGGTCCTACGACGGCGCCGACGCCTCCGGCACCGAGGTGTCGGACGACTCGCCGACGCTCGACCAGCCCACGGTCGGGACGAACACCGCTCGCGGGTTCATCCCCTACGGCATCGAGATCGGCCAGGACTACCCGTCCTTCGCCGAGGAGATGATGTCGCTGCTCAACCAGGGCTACGTCGACTTGCTGGCCCAGAACACCCTGGTCGGCAACACGACGAACGTCACCGGCATCTTCACCGCCCTGCTGGCGAACACCAACGTCCAGACCGTGGTGACGACCGCCGGGACCCTGAGCGGCGCCGACATCCTCAGNACGTGGAAGAACCTGCCGGAGCGCTACCGCAGCCGCGCGTCGTGGGTCATGTCGGTCGACGTGGAGAACGCCATCACCGCCCTGGGCGACGATGCCGACGCGTTCTACACGAACAACCTGGCCGAGTTCGGGGTGCCCGGGCTGCGGAGCCGCCCGGTGTACACGTCGGACTACGCCCCCGCCATGGCCTCCGGCACCACCGCCGGCGCCATCCTGGTGGTTGGGGACTTCTCCAACTTCCTGATCGCCCAGCGGGCGGGGATGACCGTGGAGCTGGTGCCGCACCTCTTTGGTGTGACCAGCGGCCGCCCGACCGGCCAGCGCGGCTGGTTCGCGTGGGCCCGCAACGGCTTCGACTCGATCAACGACAGGGGCTTCCAGCTCCTGATCAACAAGACGAGCTGATAGCCGCCTAGCTGTGGGCGCGGAGGGTCGCCGGACGGACGGCCCTCCCGCCCACTCACCATCCGTCCATCCGTCCGATAGGAGGAAGCCTGATGGCTGACATCGTCTATGCGGTCGCCACGGCGGCCGTCGTGAACCCGCTCACCGAGGAAGTCGTGAACCTCAACGTCGGCGACGTGTGGGCCGCCGACGACCCGTTCGTCAAGGCCGTGCCGCACATGTTCTCGGCCGAGCCGACCCGCATCCGCCGCACGGTCCGGCAGCGGACCTCAGGCGTGGAGCAGGCGACCGCCGCCCCCGGCGAGAAGCGCAGAAAAGTGTGAGTGTCCTACTCGGCTACCTCCACGGCGCGGAGATCTCGGCCAGCTTCCAGGCTTCCCTCCAGGCCTCATCGCCTGGGACGCCGGCCACGGCCGCCACCTGCGGCAGTACGCGGCGCTCAAGTGCTCGACGGACGGGATCGTCGCCGGACGCAACTCGCTCGCCAAGGCGCTCCTCGAGTCGGACTGCGAGTGGATGCTCATGGTCGACTCCGACATGGGATTCGACGCAGACGCCCTCGACCGGCTCATGGCAGTCGCCCACCCGTCCGAGCGGCCCATCGTTGGCGGTCTCTGCTTCGCCTACAAGGAGATCGGCCCCGACGGCAAGGGCGGCTTCCACTGCCTGCCGGTCCCGACGATCTTCGACTGGGTGCAGCACCCAGACGGCCACCACCGGATGACCAGCCGCTCCCACTACCCCGTCAACCAGCTCGTGCGCTGCGCGGCGACCGGGGCGGCGTTCGTCCTCATCCACCGGTCGGTGTTCACCAAGATCGCCGACGAGTACGGCCCCGTCTGGTTCGACCGCATCCGGGGCACCGACGGCGACGTGTTCGGGGAGGACATCTCGTTCTTCGTCCGCTGCGGAGCCACCGAGATCCCGGTCCACGTCCACACCGGCGTGAGGACGACCCACCAGAAGACGATCTGGCTGTCCGAGGACCACTTCTGGCGGGACTGGGTCGCCCCCCCGGCCACCGACCCGGTGACGGTGATCGTCCCCACCGTCGCCGACCGTGTCGGCAACATCGAGCGGCTGGCGACCTCGCTGCGGGCGTCAACGGGCCTCGCCGAGGCGCTGTTCGTGGTCGACGACGAGGACCACGCCGCGGCGGTGAAGGAGTGGGGCCGGACGGTGATCCAGCCGGGCCGCTTCCCCGTCAAGGTCAACGCCGGCTACCGGCACACCGACACCCCCTGGGTCCTGGTCGCCGGAGACGACGTGGTGTTCCGCCCGGGCTGGCTGGACCACGCCCAGCACGTCGCCAAGGCCTACCGCGCCGAGGTGGTCGCCACCAACGACCTGGCCAACCCGAGGGTGATGGCGGGCGAGCACGCCACCCACCCGATGATCTCCCGCCGCTACATCGAGGAGGAGGGAGCTTCTTGGGACGGCCCGGGCGTCGTGTGCCACGAGGGCTACCGGCACTGGTTCTGCGACGACGAGATCGTCGCCAAGGCCCGCCAGCGGGGCGTGTTCCAGGCGGCCCTCGGAGCCATCGTGGAGCACTACCACCCCATCTCCGGCAAGGCCGACATGGACGAGGTGTACGAGCGGAACGACCGCTACGCCTCCCAGGACAGGGACCTTTTCCGCAAGAGACTGGCAGCGAACTCATGAGGATCTTGGTAACGGGCGGGGCCGGTTTCATCGGCTCCTGGGTGGCAGAGAAGCTGGTCGCCGAGGGCCACACCGTCGTCGTGTTCGACGACCTGAGCGGCGGCTACTGGCGGAACGTCCCGGAGGAGGCGTCCTTCGTCACCGCGTCGCTGACCGACGACGCTGCCGTCGAGTTCGCCATCGGCACGTACAAGCCCGAGGTCATCGTCCACTGCGCCGCCTACGCAGCCGAAGGGCTCTCTCACTGGATGCGCCGCTACTGCTACACCGAGAACCTGATCTCGTGGGCGAACCTCGCCAACGCCGCCATCCGCCACGGCGTCCGCCGCATCGTCGCCTGCTCCTCCATGGCCGTCTACGGCGCCCAGGAGCCCCCGTTCACAGAGGACATGGCCCCGCGGCCCATCGACCCCTACGGGGCGGCCAAGGCCGCCATGGAGGCCGACCTGCGGGCGCTGGGCGACGTGCACGGCATCGAGTGGATGGTCATGCGGCCGCACAACGTCTACGGGCCCCGCCAGAACCTCGCCGACCCCTACCGCAACGTCGTGGCGATCTTCATACGCCAGGCGCTGGCGGGAGAGCCGCTGACGGTCTTCGGGGACGGACGCCAGGTGCGGGCCTTCTCCTACGTCGGGGACGTAGCCCGAGTCATCGCCCAGTCGGCAACGTCGGTCCACACCGGCGAGATCGTCAACGTCGGCGGGGAGGAGCCGATAACGATCCTCGAGCTCGCCAACCGGGTGCTGGCCGCCACCGGCGCCGAGGCCGGCATCCGGCACCTGTCGCCCCGCCACGAGGTCCGCGACGCCTTCTGCCGCCACGACAACCTCCGTCGCCTGTTCGGGGAGTGGGACCCGACCCCGATGGACCTGGGCCTCGCCGAGATGGCGGAGTGGGCGAAGGGCCTGGAGATCGGGCCGATGCGGCGGTACGACTACGAGGTCACCGAGAGGCTGTACGAAGCATGGGCGTGATCATCGCCTGGCTCTCCCCCGGCACCGTCGCCCACGACTTCTGCCGTAGCCTTGCCAACGTCATCGCCGCCGAGCCGGACCGGATCGCCGGCCAGATCCCGCTCCCCTCGGGCCCGAACCTGTCCGCCTCGCGGAACAAGGTCGTCCGCATGTTCCTGAACCACACGGACGCCGAGTGGCTGTGGATGCTGGACTCCGACATGGTGTTCCCGCCGGACACCCTGGCCCGCCTCCTCGACGTGGCGGACCCGGAGGAGTCGCCGATCGTCGGCGGGCTGTGCTTCGGCCAGCGGACCACCGAGGGGCGGGTCGAGTACTTCACGACGATGTTCAGCCGGGTCGACGGCGACATCTACCGGCTGGAGACGTGGCCCGAGGACACGCTCCTGACCGTCGCCGCCACCGGCACCGCCTGCCTCCTCGTCCACCGCTCCGTGTTCGAGGCGCTCAAGGAGCTGTATCCCGAGCCGCTGCCGTGGTTCGCGGAGGAGGTCAACGAGCAGGGCGGGCTGCACTCCGAGGACGTGACGTTCTGCTTCCGGGCCGCCAAGGCGGGCTTCCCGGTGAAGGTCCACACCGGCGTCAAGATCGGCCACGTCAAGCCTCGGGTCATCGACGACCAGACCTATCTCGAGTGGTGGAGGGCGGCGAATGGCGAATGAGTACGTCGACGCAGAAGAGCTCAAGGAGTGGCTCGGGATCGAGGGCTCCGACCAGGACAACACCCTGGAGCTGGTCGCCGAGGCCGCCTCGCGGGCAGTGGACAGCTACTGCAAGCGCCGCTTCTACCTCGACGACGAGCCGACCCCGCGGGTCTACGCCGCGGAGGGCCGCTTCGTGTTCGTGGACGACATCGGCTCGACCGACGGGCTGGTCGTCGAGACGGCAGACGTTCCCGGCTCCTTCGACCGCACGTGGACGGAGGGCGACCACACCGGCTTCGGTTTCCTGACCCAGCCGCTGAACGCCCTTGCCCGGGGCAGGCCGATCGAGTGGCTGGAGTCCCTGGCGAACCGGTGGCCGTGCGGAGAAGGCCGGGTCCAGGTGACCGCCAAGTGGGGGTGGCCGTCGGTCCCCGCGGACGTGAAGCAGGCGACCCTTCTACAGGCGCAGGCGCTCTGGACGCCCTCCGGCATCCTCCAGTCCGCGGGCGGCGAGGCCGGCGTGGTGGCGGTCAGCCTNGAGGGCTCGGACTCGGTCACCTANGANTCGTCCAACGTCTCGCTGCTCGCCGCGAAGGAGCTGGTCGCCACCGCGCAGAGCCTCCTCGCCCGCTACGTCCGGCGCCGGTGGGTCATATGAGCGTCGCCTCGTCGACGATCGGGTTCTTCCGGGCGCAATGGGAGCGGCGGTTCGTCGACTCTTGTGTCGTCAAGCGCCAGACCGGCGAGACCTTCGACCCCGACACAGGTCAGGCCACCCCGACCTACGCCACGCAGTACTCGGGCCCCTGCCTGGTCCGCCCCGGCTCCCCCTCCGATGCCGTCGCCGGCGAGCAGCAGGTCGAGCTGCGCACCTACACGGTCCTCGTCCCTCACAACGTCACCACGCC